GCCAAGAGGAGTTCTACGCACACGACTATACAAATGGTCACGCACAGATTGCTGGCACCATTGAAGGGCCGTCGGTTCCGAAGCAATAAGCCTCGGAGTCGAAAGACTCTTCGGGACCGCAATGAGCTTGGCGGGGAATTCCTTTCGGACTTCCGCGTCTGTGCACTTGTATAGTGATGAATCTTCCCAATTAGCATAATTCGCAACCGCGAAATCTGCCATTGGAAAGACTTTGTCAAGCCTATCAGGCCAGTTCTTAAAAGCGTACTTATACGCTTCAAACTTCTGGTCCGAAACGGCACCTGGTCCATGTCGAAACCTCGTCTCTGTTGGGTTATATTCACCCAAACATGAAGAGATGTAGTCAGCAACCTGCTGGATACACTCCGCATGTCGGTAAGGCAGAGATGAGACCGAGAAACAAGGTAGCAAACCTTGTTTAGACTCAGAGGGCGTAGGAGTATCGTCCGTGAAGGAGATATCCCTAAGCTTCCCTGTGTCTAAGTCATCACCAGAATCCCAGTCAAGGGTTCCGGTTCTAACTTCTTGGTCAGTCCTGAGAAACTCTTTGACTGCATCACTGCGGTCAGAGGGCCCACATTCCATTCGAAGGCGTTTGACAACTCCTAGGAGTTGTCTAATCCAACGGATGGCATTTGGATCAGGATCTGGCTTCAACTCGCCGTTAAGATTGAAAACGCGTAGTGTCAATCCCCGAAACAATTTGGGGACTGCACCCTCGCTCTTGTATGATCCAAAGTGGATCAAACCAGTGCGAGTAAGGCGTCCAGCGGCTAGGCACTGATCAAAGTGCTTTCGCCAAGCTGGCATGATCTCCATGAAGAAGTGGAGGCCATTATGTTCAATCGCGGAGCTCAAGCGGGTTTTATCCCTCAGGAACTCCTTGGCAAGTCCCGGGTATTGCGAAACACAATCTTTCAACTGTGCCTCGTACAAGCCTAGGATAAACTCTGCGTAGCTCTCGTTCCTTCTCATGGGTTTGACTCCTATGATTAGGTTCTACGGCTCAGCAGAACGATACTGACGCTTTCACGGGTAGGTTAAGACTCCCACCCGAGTAGCTTTGCAGCAACCCCTCCAGCCTTGACCATATAGAAAGACATGGCCTCGGAAACATCAATGATGTCACTGGATGCCCCGTTCGGATCATTCCTGATCGTGAACGTGATATCGGATTGCGAACCAAGGGGAACTGCCTCAGTTGGCTTCAGAAACCGTGTGTACGTCACAGTGTGACGATCATACGGCTGAGTGCCAGCCTTGACAGTGTCTCGCGAGTGCCGGACTTTCGCCCGGTACGAGACGGTCAACTCGTCCAAGAAGTACTCGGACGAGTAGCCATCTTGGTTGATGAGCGGTAGGGTCTTCACGATCCCTCCCGCGCCATCCAAAGTAATCAGCATCGTAGAGCCAAGCATAAGAGTTCCCTTTCCCCCGGTGCACTAAACGCTCAGCGGATAAACCGCTGTGTGAATAATGCCCCAAGGATTGACAGTCGGAACATGTCAAAGTATGGCATGTTCACGCCTACAGTAACGACCGATGAAACCGCACGCGTTTTCAGCGATCGAGTCAGCTGGCCGTACTGGTAAACTTTACCAGACCCGGCGCTCACTGTGGAATCACCAGCTGTCCACGTCCCTATTGCTTCACGCATCAGGCATCCGCCTGAGTGTTGGGCAGGGACAGTATAGGAATGTGCAAGAGTGTACTTTCCTAAGTTAGTGAACCAGCCTACCAACCACGTCCAGGGGATAACATCCCAAAGACCTTTTGCAAGGCCTTCGGGTGTAGCACCCAGGACGATTTGGTTGACAAGACTGTTCCACTTGTGGTCATCTGGATGGTACTGTGGCGGAGTTGTGGGGTACCAATGAATGGTCCCCCAGGTCCGTCTCTTCACATCGACAGAGCTAGTCGATTTGATGATGGCATTCGCGTAAGTGGCAGTATTGACACTTACAGGAGTGTTGACAGTATCATCAGTGAACTTAAGCCGACGACGTAGACCCTTCCCAGAATACAAGTCAGCTAGCTCCTTGTTACGCTTCAAAACGTAACTCTGGAAGTCGACGAGTTTCTTTAGATCCTCAATCAACGGGAGCCAGCCAAACTGAACGCCCAAATAGCTACCTGCTAAACCTTTCGGTTTAACAAGGCTCTTTGGACTCAGAATGGCATCCCCTAGCTGCTTGAGCATCTTGGGAAGTTCTTTAAGGTTCTGAGCCCAGATGGGTATCCCGATAACGGGG